GTTGGAACAACAAATTATGGATATGCGATTTTAGGGGAAGAAATTATTTCTTACACTGGTGTTTCAGAAAGTTCGATCACTGGTGTCACCACTAGAGGTATTGATGCCACAACTAAATCAAGTCATTCATCTGGAGACGAGATTAAAAAGTATGAATTTGATGGAGTTTCTCTCCGAAGAATTAATAAGACTCATGATATGAACAGTCCAGCTGCAACTGTGACAAAACCAAAAGATTTAGATTTCTATCATATCAAGGTTGATATGAATAGTGATGGAACAGACAGAAGTGGCGGAACTTTACCAGACCGTTTCTTCTCATCAACAAAACGTGCTGGTGGTTCAAATGTAACTGCAACACAAAACGTGCAGTTTGAAACTCTTACACCTAATGTTCAAACCTTACTACCAAATACAACGAATATTGGTGGTAGAGTAAGGACAATCTCAGCAACAAGTATTGATGGTTCTGAAGTATCATTTGTTGATCAGGGGTTTATGGATGTTACACTTGACGATATGAATCATTTTGAAACACCTCGAATGGTTGCGTCTAAGATAAATGAAGATAGACAATTAACAGATTTACCTGGCAATAAGTCAATGACATTTGAGTTTGCAATGACTAGTGTAGATGATAATGTTTCGCCAGCTATTGATTTAGATCGAGTTAGTGCAATATTAACCACAAACAGAATCAACAGCCCTGTTTCCGATTTTGCGTCAGATTCGAGAGTTAATCAAACAGGTGAAGATCCTTGTGCAGCAACTTATGTTTCTAATTTAATTGTTTTAGAAAATCCAGCAACAAGTCTTAAAGTTCAATTTGCTGGATATCGAAGAGACAGTTCTGATATTAGAGTCATGTACAAAGTTCTTTCTGAAGGAGAATCTGAAAATAGTATGGAAAAAGATTTTGATTTATTCCCAGGCTTTGCTAACATAGATCAAAATGGTAATATTATTAACAAAACTAATAATAACGGAAAACCTGATGATCCTGTAACACCTACTGCTAATGAAACGTTTAAAGATTATGAATTCACACTTGAAGAATTAGCACCATTTACAAGCTTCCAAGTCAAAATTGATATGGTTGGAACTAATCAAGCACAACCACCATTTATTAAAGATCTTAGAGCTATCGCACTTGCATAATGGAAGAAGAAATTGAACTAATCCCTGTTGAAGGTAAGTCTGGATTTTATCGAGACCCCGAATCAACAGCAGTTATTAATTGTGACAAAAAGGCGTATTCAGATTATATGAAACGCAAAAAAATCGCAAAATCTAAAAGTAATGAATTAAATAAAATGAAAGAAGATCTTGATAATGTAAAGAGTGAATTGGGAGATATTAAGGGTCTTTTATCTACTCTTGTTCAAAAACTAAATAATTAGAAAAATGGCACAACAACAGATAATCACTTTTGATCCAGATGTCGCTGTTCCATATGGTGTAAATCTTACAATATTTTCTGGTGCAGATTTTAACACTACTTTTATAATTAGAACTTCTGCTGGTTCAAGTATAGATTTTTCTAACTATACTGGAACAAGCAACATGAAAAAGTCTGCAATTGGAACTGCAAATACTTTTGGTGTTACACTTGGAGACACAAATGGAAAAGTAACTCTTTCTATGGGTTCAACCACAACTCAAAGTTTGTCAGAAGGTAGATACTTGTATGATATTAATGTAAGTTCTGGTTCTACATTCTTCAAAATTATTGAGGGTAATGTACTTGTCAGAACAGGAATTTCAACTTAGAGGTAAATAATGGCTCAACCAAGTTCTAGAGATGGTTTAATAGATTACGCCAAGAGACAGCTTGGATATCCTGTCTTGGAAATTAACGTTGCAGATGAGCAATTCTCAGATCTGTTGGATGATTCTGTTCAAGTATATCAAGAGAGACATTATGATGGCATAATGAGAATGTATTTGAAATATCAAATTACACAGGAAGACATTGATAGAGGTCAAGCAAGAGGAAATTCTTCAAGTGCTGGAATTACAACAACAACTGGTACATCAACAGTTGGTTTATCAACAACTTTTGATTTTGAAGAAAATCAAAACTATCTACAAATGCCTCCATCTGTGATTGGAGTCAATCAAATATTTAAAATTAGATCAGATACAGTTTATGATGGATTATTTAATATTAGATATCAGTTATTTTTAAATGACTTGTATCAATTTGGATCAATTGATTTACTTCAATATACAATGGTTCAAACTTATCTTGAGGATATTACTCATTTATTAAATCCAAATATGAGATATAGATTTAATATTCGTCAAGATCGTCTTTATATCGATGCTGATTTTGGTGTTTTAAATGTAGGAGATTATTTTATAATTGACTGTTTCCGAATTTTAGATCCAAATGATTTCACAAGAGTTTATAATGATCCTTTCTTAAAGAGATATTTTACTGCACTATGCAAAAAACAATGGGGACAAAATTTAATTAAATTTCAAGGAGTACAATTGCCTGGCGGTATTCAACTTAATGGTCGTCAAATCTATGACGATGGTGTTGCAGAGTTGGCTGAAATAAGATCCAAAATGTCAAGTGATTATGAAATGCCTCCACTTGATATGATAGGTTAATATTATGGCACTTAACCCATTTTTCCTACAGGGTTCTAAAGGAGAACAAGGATTAGTTCAAGACTTAGTTAATGAACAACTAAGGATGTATGGCATTGAATGTCATTACATTCCTCGTAAATTAGTTACATCTTCAACAATTATGAAAGAGGTAACTGAATCTAAATTTGAACAGGCATTTCCTCTTGAAACATACTTAATGAATACTGATGGATATGCTGGACAGGGAGATATACTCACAAAATTTGGTGTTCGAGTTACTGATGAGGCAACTTTTGTAATATCTAAAGAAAGATTTGAGGAAGCAGTTGCACCTTTTTTAGAACAAGATGATGAATATACTTTATCAAATCGACCAAAAGAAGGAGACTTAATATTCTTTCCTTTAGGAAAGAGAATGTTTGAGATTAAGTTTGTAGAACATGAAAGACCATTCTATCAACTACAAAAAAATTATGTTTATCAATTACAATGTGAACTCTTTGAATATGAAGATGAGGTCATTGATACTAATGTCAATTCAATTGATAAAGTAGTTCAAACTGACGGATACATTGCAAGATTAATTTTATCAGATGTTGGTAGCACTGCTACTGCAAATGCTACTTTAGCATTTGGTGCCGTTCAACAGATATTCTTACAAAATGATGGTTATGGATATCTCGCTGCACCTACCGTTTCCATTAGTACATCACCTGGCGTAGATGCAACTGCTGTTGCAATTATGACATCAAGGTCTGGTATTGGAACTGCTAAATCTATTGATAGAATTCTTTTAATTAATCCAGGCGGTGATTATGTAGGAGTACCGACTGTAACCGTGCCAGGCACTGGTATAGCGACTGCTGGCATCACTACTCTAGGTTCGGTAGGTATCGTTACAATTACCTCTGGTGGTTCTGGTTATACAACAACTCCAAATGTATCAATTTCTACCGCACCATCAGGAGGAACTGATGCAACTGCTGAGGCAGTGATGGTTG